CCTTCCGTGTACCCATTCACTGATATATAAATAGGATTATGGGTATTATTCACATCTGGGTAGAATCTGATCGAGTCACCGGGTACCGGAGTAAAGCTCGGCGTTGTATTGCAGGAATAATTGGTATCGGTGCCGGACGTGCCTACGCAACTGAGAGGGGTTGCAAGCGTGTGGGCAGTCAACGTCGGAGTCTGCCAACCCTGCGCCGTCGCTCCAGAGTTCATCCCCCAGACTTGGTTTGCCGTGCCGTTGGTGCTGAGGTTTGTGGCTGTGGATGAGTTGCCAGTCAATGCCGCCGTTATCGTTCCCGCGCTGAAGTTGTCGCTGCCGTCGCGTTCCACGATAGTCGATGCTGTGTTCGCTGTGGCGTAAGCGATGGACGATGTGCTTGTGCTTCCTGATGCCGCAATGGGAAGTTGCCCCACTGTCCAGCCAGAGAGTCCAGTGCTGCTGATCTTCCCATTCCAGTTGCTCTGATCGGTGGTCGAGGGCATGTAGTAGCCCGACGCCGCAGCTGCGGTGATGGAAGTTGCACCCGAACCAGAAAGAATCCCTCCGAGAGTGATGGATTGGTTGCCGGAAATATATCCAGATGGATTTGTTGAGTTATATGGAGTATATCCTAAAGCAGTTGTAACATTACTACTAGTTATCCCTGATATGAATCCACTCGGATTAGTCGCGTTGTAGGGCGTAAATCCCAGCGCCGCTTGCTTCCCATTGAATGCTGTCCAGTCATTGTGCGATAGGTAGCCATCCACCGATGAAGTAGCCTGAGCCATCCCACAATTCACGCTCGATCCAGTCGTCGTGCAATCAAGCGGGGGCGTGCCCGTGACCGCCGTGAGCGTGCCACCAGAACTATTTGCACAGCTTACGCCCGATGAGCTATAGACTGAAGTTTGCCATGTATAGCAAGCCACCGGCAACCCAGCATGTTCATCACGGAGTGTCGTATTGGTGCATCCGCCCGTAACTCCGCTGATAGGATCAACCCCAGTATACGCAGGAGGAATGTCCACAACTCGCTTTGCTCCGCTCGCGCAAGCCGATGTCACCGCACTCTGAATCGTTGGGTAGAACTGCGATCCGCTCAGAGAACCAACATAGAGAGTTGAGTTCACTTGAGGCGTATTGATTGGCCCCATATTCGTCTGCGCGTAGCAGCACGGAATCAGCAGAGCAAACAGAAGCGGAATAATCTTTCTCATCGTGTCTCCTACGAGTACATCATCGGTGTTGCCGAATCGAGCGAGCCATCGGTTTGCAGCATAAATACCTGAGTTGAGCGAGCGTTTGCGGCGGGGCTTATCTCTCCCGCATTGCGCACATTCGATGGCCATACGAAGGTGCGCCCGCCCGTTCCATCTTGAACGATGCGGAAACTGACAAGCGTTGGCCCAGAGAGACCGTTTGCGAAGGTAGAAGATGTCACGTTGCCAGTTAGTGTGAGGTTGAACGCCCCGCCATAGGTAGCGTTGAAGATCGGAGTTGCGGAATATGTGACGTTCTGGATTCCCTGATTTGAGATGAGCGATGCTGGAATCAGACCCGCGCCGTTGAGTTGCGGGATGCCATTCTCCACATCAAACATCGCAGATGTGAGAAAGGTTCCGTCTAGTCCGATGAAATTGGTTGCGCTGATAGACCCGATGACAGTCACATTGCCGATAACAGAAAGTCCGGTGAATGCCCGTATCCCCGACAGGAACTGGTTGAGCAGCGACCAGCCGCCGTTAGTGGGCAGACCCCAGTTGTTTGATCCGATGATAGGCTGCGGAAATCCTAGACTCGTGTTCGGCATCGCATCTCCCTAGTACCACTCTGTCCAGATAGAAACCGAACCGCCCACGTCAACTTGAGCGTTGTAATACGAACCGGCGGGAACAAGGAAAGTTACAGCCGCATTAGGGAATGCCGCAGGGACCGCTACGACTCTCGCCGTACCAGCCGCAACAGCCGCGTATGTTCCAACTTGAGCGTAGAGCGTCCCGGTAGACCCCCATCCAGCACTTACGGCAACCGTCATCGGCCCGCTGTGCGTGTTCTGATAGATCGTTCCGAGCGATCTACTTCCCGTGACGATATGCGTCGTCGGGTTATAGATCGTCGGCGCAACCGGGACGTAGGATGTTCCATTCCCAGTCAACACCTGACCCGACGGGGCCGCGCTCGCGACTGTGAGTGTCGCCGCATTCACAAGCCCAGTCGTCGTCAGCGATGTGGCATTCATCGCCCCAGTAAAGATTCCATTGTTGCTCACCATATCGGTCACTGCACGAGGCACACTCGAAAGATCGGCGCGGAACATCTGGATACTGACCGCGTTTGCCGCCGGGTCGGGTTGCAATGCTCCGATGAACCCAGATGGCCAGCTAACCGTTCGGCCACCCGTTGCGTCCTGCGCGAAGTAGAATGCGATGAGTTGCCCCGGTGAAACGCCAGAAATCGATGATGCCGTGATGTTCCCCGCAAGTGTCATCTGGAAACCGTTTGCATCAGCCGCGTTGAATGTCGGCGTCGGTGAATACGCTGCAACAATCACATTCGGCTCAAGATCGGCGTCCGTGATGACGTTCGCAAGAACAGCCGCAAGGACATTCACATCGGAATCGTCGAGCGTATATCCCTTCGCCAGCATCATGTCATTGAATGCTGTGCAGAAAGTCGTGGGTTGATAAGTAGCCTTGTTGAGCAGCGGAGACGGAACGGGATTGTCCACTCCGTAGCCGCCCGCTCGCTGAGAATCCTCAAGGTACTGAGCGTCCGTTTCTTGATTGACCGCCGCCGGGTTGAATTGGATAAAGCGTCCCATGATACCTCGATTCTAAACTATGTCAGATGGCCAACATCCACACCCGCAATAAACGCATTCGATTCGTCAGTCCCGAAGACGGGAAGCGTGGAGAACGTGTAGGAATAATTCACACCCTCTGGTCTCGGAACGATGTACCCGTGCGTGATGAGGTCTTGCACAATCGACGTGAAAACGCCAGACAGAATGATGACGCAACTCATGTTTTGCTCATCCTGAATGACGATGCGACCGCCGGGGAAGAGTGTTTGCCAGATCGGGTAAAGTTCGCTCTGCGTTCCCTTCCATTGGTTTGCCGCAATCGTCGCTTGGATGAGGATGCGATACGTCGTGTCGCCCAGAACTGGACTGACGCTGTCCGATGGCTGGAAGTTGACCGTACGCGAGACGCCTGCAATCTGCCCTAGAACGTCAAGCTGCACACCCGCCGCGCTGCCAAGATCGAATGCCTCAGTCATCAATCCATTGCACGTCATCACGTCCTCGAATAGCTGGATTGAAGATGTGAGATTCGCAAGGAAGTTCGTTGCCATGCGGTACTCGGACGTGACGAGCGCGAGGTAGTAGTACAGCGAAAGGCTATAGATCGGCCCACCGTCAGCAACGCCATACTTGCCCGATCCGTACCCGCTTTGTCCATAGAGAGGCATCGGTTAGCTCTCCGTTATGAGAATGTTTGCCGACGCGCCAGATGCAACCTGATAGTAGTCGAGCGTGATGTTCGCCGTTCCCGATGGAGACGAGGTTATCCCAGTGAATAGCGACGTGATCGAGAATTGCGGATTGACGAGGCTTGGCATCACCGACTGCGCGACGGAATATAGCGAGGAGAACGTGACCGTCTCGCCGATTTGCAGACTATTGAGATACGAAACGATGGCCGATTGGATGGCCGCCAGCACTGCGCTGGTGTATCCAGTCAGGCCGTGAATCACCATCGTCGCATAGATTGGGACGTAGGTTGGGGTCTGGAAACCTATTGTGGTGATCGTTCCGGTGAATGGATCGGTTACGGGAACGCTCTGCGAACCGGCACTTGAGCCGGGATTGGTTAGAACGCCCAGCCCGCGCTCCTGATAGATGGCCGTGGCGACGTTGAGCAGTCCCGCGCTGCCAGCCGTAGAATCCACCTCCACTACCATAGAAATCGAGTGCGGCGGGTTCCCCCACGGGCTGTCTGTTGCTCCGGTCGGATTTTCGATGGAACTTCCCGGCCCTCCGGTTGTAGGAGTGCCAGTGGCGTAGCGTAGCACCCCCGGCACGGCTGCGATGGCTGCGATGGTAGAGGCTAGGCGCGTCATCGACGGCGCGGCCACAGAGAGGGCTTGGCGGGCGCGTAGCTGGGAATCAGCCTCGGTCGGGGTTCCAGGTAGAGCCGCCGATGGGTTGCTTGCTCCAGTCCACCCCGCCGTAGCACCCCCAGAAATAGACGATATGGCCCCTACAGCGGCTTGGATGGCTCCCGCCGTCTGGCAGGTCACCGAAACGACTACGGAGCCGCCTGTGGGGATTGTGACAGTGTAGGGGAGTGCCCAGACGTTGCCTTGCGTGTCTGTGACAAGTCCGTTCGTGATAACGGTTCCCGAAACCCCTGTAATCGTCTCCGGGGCGGTCGAATAGGTTGCCGAGAGCCGTGCCAGTCCGTTCATCTTGACGATGCTGTCCAGGTCGGCTCCAACGGCGGTGACTGGGGAACGGGCGTTGTAGGCAAGCTGCGATCCAAGATTGCAGTCGTAGGCCGCAAGAGCGTCAATCGAGAGTTCCTGATACTTCGCCGTATCTGTACCAAGATAGACAACAGAGGGGTAGATTGCCCGATACTGCGAGATGCGCCATGCAAGGATCGAGGCGTAGGACGGAATCACCATCCCCGCAACAGGGTCAATAAAAGGGGCAACGTAGGCCGGAACTGTACTCATTGAGTCACCTGTGCGCTCGATCCGGGCGCGTTCGTTATCACCAGATTACCAAACGCAGTTGAGACAATCGCCGTGAAGGTTGATGCCATCGTTGCCGAGTTGAAGACATAGCTGAAATCGACGATGTTTGTCACATAAGGGCATCCGAGAATTGTCTGCTGGATCAGCAACATCACTCCCTGTTGGCTGTTCGGCGAGCCGGTTGCGCCGATGAGCGATTGGAAGAGCGGGAACCCTATGGTCAGATTCTCCCACCACTCGCCAGCCAGCAATCGAAGCGTCGTGTAGATTATCTGCGCGACGGCATCCAAGTCAGTCAGAAACACCGGCCCCGTTCCCGATTCGATGGGATCGTTGTTCGGCTGCGAGTTCTGCTGCACCATGATTGTCGGAGATGTGCTCACTAGATACACCCTAATTTCCCGGACTGAGTTGAAACGGCGGCAAGGATGTTGCTAAGTTGCGTTACAAGAATAGCTTGCTGTTCGATAAGCGTTGCTTGTGGCCCAACGTAAGTATTAATGGCACTTTTGATCCAAGTTATTGCCGATGCAAGATCGGTGGGAACGATGATTAGAGGAGCCAATAGAGCAAGCTGCGTCGTTATGTCACCTTGAAGCGAGGATATTTCGGTGCTGGCGTGACTGGAAACTCTCGCCAACTCCGCGCATGTGGTACAGGATTCAACCTGTTTGATAATCGAATTGAAGTATGTAAGGTTCATTCAATGCTCACAATGAGTCCGTTTAGAACTGTAACAACTGCACCCGTGGGAGTCGTAAAAGTCCCGCTATCGCCAGAGTCCACGGAAAGATTGCCCGTGATGCTAACTCCGATTGCGCTGAGATCAATGATAACCGTTCCGTCAACCGAACGAAGTTGCGCGGATGTGGTCGAGTAGTTGGGGATTGGATTCGGTTGGCTGCGCGGCCCAAACTCTGCCATCGCGTCCCCGATGGCATGGCGGAAGATCGGGCCTCCTGGCTGCTGATTCACTCCGCCATTCTGCCACCACATATCGAACGCCATATCTTGAAACGAAAGCTCGCACTCATCCCCAATGGCAATAGGGAACGTCAAACAGAATCCGCCGCCGTTTGGAATCTTGATTGGCACGTCATCCAAGATCGGAAGTGTAACCGGAGTAGCGGCACCTTTGACGCGCATCACTTCCTGAATTGCGGGCTGTACGGATACGGTCAACTTGACGGGGTCGAACGCCAACCCTTGCGGATTAGCTACAACAATCGCGGGCATGTGACACCGCAACTCGCACTCGAATTGATGCAGCGCAAGCATGATCGGTGCGCTGCGAACCTTGAGGCGATGCTGGATTGGAGTGCTAGGAAAACTCATCTCATTGTCCTATCGTCGTGCTGCGCGGGTCGTATGTAACGTCTGGGGTAAGTGCCTCGTCAATCATCGCAACCTTTCCGCCGATGCTGGTCAATCCGGTTATCTCAGTCTCCCACTGATTACCCCGACTGTCTCCGCGAAACTGTAGTCCATTTACCTGATATGTTCCCGCTGAATCGAGAATTGCCCTGTATCCTTGCGGGTCTTGCTGCAAACGACGGATGATCGAACTGGAGATATTGACCAGCATCGGCGGATTGACCGATACGCGCAGCCGGGGATCGAGCGCGACTACGAAGTTTACCCCGTTCTGAGTCTGTTGCGGGACTCCAAAGATACCAGTGGTTGATGTATAGGTGATTGTCACCTGATTGTTTGGGTCTTGCGAGAGAGTCGAGATCCCCAGACCAGAGGGCGAGTACCACGATAGCAAGCTGCTTGCCGTCACCATCCGAGATACAACCTTCATCGGATCGCCGAACACAGCGCGAGCGCGAGGCATCTGAGTATTCAGGCCGGGAATGTTATTTTTATGAACCACGGATGACATCGTAGAGGAAAGATTCGGGTCGAGAGTGATGGGGTTCTGTGCCCCCGCTG